GCCCACTATCAACCAATCCGATACCAGTTCCGCCCTGTAAAGCACGTGAATTGGCTAGATTGGGCTCCTGATTGACCGTAACGTAGCTATACCCCGTCTGTGAGGCAGACGCAATCGCGCCCGTCGTAGTACGGACAGTCACCCCATTTTGTACAACCGGCACAACCTCTGAGCCCGTCAACGGACTAGAGGCTGGAAGCTGGGTAATCTGGATATTTGCCATTATGGACTCGTGCTCAAATTATCGAGATTGCCATCGTTTTCCGGCGTAGCCGTATTCTGCTCTGGCGACAATACAAATTCGTTCGGGGCGTTTGTCGTAATTCCATTCTCATCAACCGCCACGCTCTCATCTGGGCGAGGAAACCGCAGATTGATCCGCTCTGTCTTCCTCGCAGGCAAGCGATATGGGTCGAAGTTGTCTGCACACCCCTGATCACACACCCTCAAACCCGGAAAGTTCGGGTCAGGGCCTAACTGCACTAACGCCCTCTTCATGCGACACCGATCACAGATTGCGATCGCAACCGATGCTAATCCAGTCGTGTCAAGAAATACAGGCATTATCTTGTATACACCCCAATGTTGGGCTGGAAGTAGACAGGCGAACGATCGCGCTCTTCCTGCTCAACCTCACGCAGGAACTGGTCTGCCATCTTCTCTAAGTACCCAATCCTATCCATAGGAACCCCGGGGAGCTCCATGCTCATCCTATGCGACAACATCATCACTGTCGCCTCGTACCACCGCTGAGGAATCTCTAGTTCCCCAGACAAGTCACCCACATCCATGATCTGCCGGGAATACCAGACAGTCATCTGAATGAAGGGGTCGCTAGGAACAGGCCACAGATACAAAGAAGCCTGTGGGATGGTACGGTCAAACCAGAACTGATACGGCTGGTTTGCTGTGAAATTCTTGTTAGGCAGGTTCGTGTAATCGTCACGGTTCAAACGAGCCATCGGGATCTCACGGCTGTTGTTCCCAAAGTACAACTCACGCAACGCCAAAGTCGTGCCGTTGTAAGCACGAACCCTGTAATACTCAACAGTCTGCCCCGGCTCAACGTCTGTCCAAATCCACTGGTTGTCAGTTACGACAACTGCTCCCAAATCTTCGAGAGTATTCCAAGTAATTCCGTCCACGGAGTATTCAAAGATAATGCTCCAAGTAGCTGAGCCGCCAGCAGCAACATAAGGAAGAATGCCGATACTGCCAACATAAACAGGATTATCAGTTCCATAAAACACCTGTATGTTTCCGTTTGCAGAAGTTTGCTGGCAGTAAGTGTCTATGTCTGAGTCGTAGACATTCTCAATGACCCCACCGGCAGACGATGTGTAGTCACCACTCGGACGATCCATTGTCCTGTACAGCACATTCAAGGCATCTACTGCCCCTAGAGGCAGTTTGTATACGTACTGGTCAGCTTGTAACCCAAAGACCTTTTTGCTGATTGCCCAGTATTGGATACCCCGGTTGATTAGGTGAGACAGCAGAAAGAACAAAGACTGACGAGCAGACAGCTGCTGCTCAGAGGTCAGTTCTTCAGCCAGCTTGCCACAGCGCCTAGCCCCATGATCAATCATGGTCTGGACATCAATGACAGTCGTCCCAATTGTTCCCGAGTAAGCCATTTAGAACCCCGAACATTTCCACCTGCGCATGGACGCCCGTGCGCGGGAACCCTTCTCACTCTTCTCTGCAATCGGACGCATCCGAGCACAGAACGAATCCTTACGTGGGCCACCTTCCGGCTGAGGAGCCTTCAGATTGCTACCAGTCTCACGGTTGTACTTAGCCCTGCCCTTAGCCGTCAGACCCGCTCCTTGGCTCACAGGGAGCTTTTCTCCCCTGCCTATAGCCAACGATGGGCCACCGTCTTTCAAGCGCTCTGGGAGCTTTTTAGGGGCTTTGGTAGCCGATACAAACTCCTCGCCGACAGACTTGGAAATACCAGTCTTCTTGGCAATCTTGGGGTTGTGGGCTACTGCCTGCATCAACCTAAACTGAGCTTTGGACTTTGCTGGCATTTAGGCCACCTGATTCATGGTTGCAATAATCGAAGGTATTGCAGGAACAGCAGGAGATGCGCTCAAAGGAACATGCTCTAGCGTCACCAACGTAGAACTAGGCAGCCAAACAAGCTCAACATACTGCCCTGCCGTCAAACTCAAGAAAATGTTCCAAGCAGCCACCCCATATCCGTAAATATTGCTGGTCTTTCTTGATGGGATCGTAATGTCAGTAGCAGAATTTGTAACGTCTGAGCCATTTACACGGAACCAAATCTTGACGTTGTGCTGCTCGTTGTCTGTGTTGACTATCTGAGCACTGAACTGCAGGTTGTAAACACCAGTGTTTGGAACCGTAATCCTGCTGCCACTGACCAACGTGATGCTGTCTTGAATATCAACAGTGCTAAACGTCATCACTGTGCCGGTAGACACGTTTCCTGTCTGATCTTGATCACTGCTAAGAGCAATGTAGGTGTTATTGAACGCCTTTACATTCCCCAACGTAGACTGAACATTCAATCCATTTTGCACAAGAGAAACAAGCTCAGCACCCGTTAAGGTACTGGCTGCTGGCATCTGCGAAATCTTCTGGTCTGCCATTACGATAACTCCAGAACTATCTTAGACCCGTCCTCTTGCAGCACATATCCCGGATCAGTTTCATCAGCTATGTAGTATTTGGTTACTACAGCAGCACCGCCATACAGGTCTACTACACCTGTGTCGCCTACGTTCTCACCGTAGCCATCAGTCACAGGTACATTCTTGGCACCAACCCCTAAAGCAAAACCATCAGAAGTATTTGCTTGGTTGGCTACGTTTGAGTACCCGACATAAGGCATTTAAATTCCCGCCTGAACAACACTTATTGTTGCCGTGCCGTTACCAGAAGCCACTAACAGCTTGATCCCAGTCACAGGAAAGGCATAGTTACCATCCTGCGCGTCAGTCTTGGTGGCAATCGTAGGATGGCTGTACCAAGTCGTGAACCCAACGCCCGGGTCATCAAACGTATGCTGCACTGAATACGTCACGTTGCCAGATACAGTCACGCCAAAACCCACGTTAAATGGGCTGATGTTTGTGTTCATGACTAGCGCAGAGCTTGATCCCGTGCCAGTCTTAGATACGCTTTGTGCTCTCATAATCAGCCCTTAAGCATAAGGATTCACGTAGTGCTTCTGCATCTCAAGAATGACCGTGTACGCATCCCCAGCACCAGTCTCATACGTAGTAAACGTAATGTTCCCAGTCTTGCCAGCGCCAGCGTTGTTAGTCAGGCCGCCTATGTTGGCGTAATCCTGAATGTACTGAGTGTTAGCAGGAATCGTTTCAATCATCAAAGGAGTGTTTGCCTGCCAGTACATAGCAACTGACATACCAGAAGTCAAAGCAGACACTTTTAACAGAGACACAGAGTTACACACCCCGCCACCAGATTGTGATGGGGTCAGTGAAGCAGGATCGACTTTGACTACACCGTTCTCACCAGAAGAGTCTGTAGTCGTAAAGTCAAACTTCATGATGGCAACGCGCTCACCATCAAACAAAGTCTGAGATGTTGCTGTTGCAGGCATTCAAGTCTCCAATAAAAGACAGGGGGACTAAGCCCCCTTGTCTTAACAAGCTCTGCCGCCCCGCTTTTTACCCGGAGAGACAGTACGGCTTACTTCACGCTCAGTCGTTGTGACAGCACCCTGACCGCTCATACCCTTCTTGAGAGCATTAAAGCCTTCCCGAATCTTCCCGGGCAAACTCTTCATCGTCTCAACTGGGTGCATCAAGGCGTCCATAGCTGCTTTACGATCGGCCTCATTTTCAGCCTTTTCATTCTCGTAAAACTTCTTGTAGCCTTCGCTTTCCCGGGCAGAGCCGTGCATCGGATCACCACCATCTGCCATCTTCTTGCCTTGATATTTGCTGTACTTGTCAGTCAGCTTCATCTTGGCTTGCTTCATGGCAGTCGCGTTTTCCGACTTGTGGATCTTCTGCAAACGACCTTCAGCAGGAGTTACTGAGCCACCCGTTTTAAAGGTGCCAGACAACCGACTGATGCTTACTGGCTGAGAGGGCTTCTTCTGCCCTTGAGGCATTTTGACGGCGCGTCCATCAGCCTGAACTGAACCACCGTCAGCAAACTTTTTTGCGTAGCCACCTTTCTTGTAGCCACCCGCGTTTGCTTTTGCCACACCACCAGTTTTGTAGCCACCACCGTTGCCCATCTTCACGCCGCCAGTCTTGGCAGGCGATTTGTCAGGCGTAGCAGTGTGCATCATGGTTTTGCCAGAGGTTGACTTGATGATGCCGCCATCCTTGTAACCGCCCTGACCGTCCACAACACCGCCAGTCTTCAAGCCTTTGTGCGCTTTTGACGCAGGCTTGTCAGCATGTTCCTTCAGCTTTTCAGCTACAGAACCGCCGTCCTTCATGGCAGGCTTAGCCATCATCGCCTTACGACGCGAGGCCATTGTGGGTTTTGCAGGGGTACGGATAGGATTAGCCATCGCAGGGCGACCCACCATCGGAGCCTGACCAGCCATAGCGCCAGCAGCGCCAAGACCACCCATGCCACCGTCAGCCATCTTCTTGGCCTTGGTAGTGGAACCGCCCTTCTTCATAGCTACAGCACCGCCATTTTTGAGCTTCAGCTCTACGCTGGGCTCAGTGGTCATCATTTTGACCATCGGCTTAAATTGCCCCATAGCTAGTCTCCTTAGCGCTGTGCGTACAGAACAGTGAACTGAATCTGTGCCTGAGTAGTGGCAATGTTGCCATCAGGATCGACAGAGCAGTAGATAGCTACGTTGCTTGCTACATTGCTACGTGCCAGCACATTAGCGGAAGTCAGAGTCCCAGAAGACACAACAGTTGCTGCCATGTTGGTCGTCGGGAAGTACGTCGCGCTATTGGATGCACTACCAACACGAATGTTGAGAGCGTTAGCAGTACCGCCACCAACCGTCCAGTTCACCAGCTTCTCGGCAATGATGTCGATGATCTGAGAATTGGCAGGTACAGTGATCGTGCCGCTAGTGACGTTGCCGCCTGCATCAGAGGTAACAGTAGTTGCCTGTGATACTACGACCCATCCACCATCAACCGAGTCAGTAAGCGTGTCAGAGCCGGTACGGAGCGCCGAACCAATATAGGTTTGACTCATTTCATTTCTCCTATTTGATAGGAGGCCGAAGCCTCCATCGTTTTACCAGTCTCTTAGACGCCCGGGGTGCCGTACATTGCACGTGGGTCGGTAAAGCCAACGTCGTAACGCTCGGTGGCCTTGTAGCGCATCGAGTCAGTCTCGAAGTCACCTTCCATCGTCTTTTCCAGCTTACGACGCATCATCAGCTTCATGCCCTCAGGAGCATCAGTCTGAACCCACCATGCGGTCGAAGAAGTCAGACGCGACAGAACTGCAGCGCCTTCGTCCAGCAGGCCGATGGATTTGATCGGGTTGATGTCGTTGTTTGCATTGCCGGAACGCAGAACCGACTTCAGCAGAACTTCAGCTTGGAAGACGTTGCCCGGAGCCACCACCAGCTGGCGGGGAACCAGACGAATCTTCTTGCCGTTGTTGTCCACTGCCTGACGGATCTGGATCAGCATCTGTTCCAGAGAGGTCTGGGACAGGTTGGCTGCAGTCGTCAGCAGGTTCGAGAACGTACCGTTGACGATTGGGTGCGAAGCCGAGTTCAGCTGCACACCGTCACCGCCCGGGTAGGCGCTGTTGAACGCACGATTCAGGACGTTAGCCGACAGCGTTTCTTTCGTCTCAATCAGGGACTGTGCCAAGTGACGGGCATAGACCTGACCGATACGGATGTGATCGCCGTCCTCAACGAGAACTTTGGTCAGAGCAAATGCCAGACCATAGACGTTGTAGACGTAACGCTTGAGGAACAGCACACCGCCCTGCTGATAGACGACAGGAGCGCCGTCAGGCATTTGCGGAGCTGCACCAAAGCCGTACAGAACCGGCTCTTCGTGGTAGTTACGGGGAATGCCTTCCTGCTCGCGGAAGACTCGTGACCATTCATCAGTACGCTGATCGTAAACACCGTCGAAGCATTCATTCAGAATCGGTTCGACAATACTACGAAAGTCTGTACTTCTCATTGGGGCTGCCATAGTTCAGTCCCTCCTTATCAGATAGCCGCCGCATTGGCGAGATACTGGTGCTGGCTGATCTGAACCTGCACAACAGTGTAGTTGTCACCCCATGCGTTGTCAGGATAGGGGGCCAGATTTACAACACGGCACTGCTTGACCGAACCAGCGCCAGCAGCCGTGGTGCCCAGAGTTGCCTGAGACAGACCAGTGACGTTAGAACCTGCAGTGGTGTTCGAGAGATTGAACTCGTCACCAACAGCAGCCTGAGTCAGAGAGCCTTCTGCCTGAATCTCATACACGATGTTGGGATCGGTGTAGAAGTAGGCAACGCACGAACCAGTCTGGTAGGCGGTAGAGCCGGGCCAGTAGTTCGATACGCGACGACGACCAGTGGTATCAGTCCACTCGACGCCAGCAAAGGCACCGACGAACTGCTCACCAGCAGCAGCAGGTTGAATCACGCCAGCACTGTCGAGTTTGACAGGCTGACCTTTGAGGATGTCCGAGCTATAGCCCGAGGTAATTCCGTTAGCCAGCACGGTGGCGCGATCCAGACCCGAAGGATGAAACGCAGGGCGCAGGCCGAACGGAGCATTTGTCGTAGACATTTGTCACTCCATAAGGTTTAAAACACTCCTACCCTTGGAATACAGGAGCAGGCAGCGGTTTATCAAGTTGCTCGATGCCTTCACCCTCCGTCCGACTCAGGGCTTTGCCTGAACTATCACGCTGCTGAAGTGCTTCAGCTTGAACGCGGATCTTATTAGCCTCTTCCAACGGTGCATCGTGGTGGAAGTGCGTCATAATTTCCTGATAGTGCTCCATCGGTATTTTGAAGAGCAGCATCTCGTTACACGCAATATAACCCTCATGTTCGCCAGCTTTTACACGGTAATTCTCGTATCCCCCTACCTCTTCAGCTTTCACTGGTACGTAGCCAAGGCGAATCCGCTTATCAATACTGTCGTAACTGTTGGTTGTCGATAGCCAGCATACATGCCAGCCGGGAAGATCAGGTGCATTGGGCAATGCGCTTTGTGTCCATTCGTCCTTCCACATCTTGCGACGTTCGTCGGCTGACACAAAAGTTTCCTCCGGTGCCTCACGAGACTTGTCGTGACTAGCGCGATCCTCGCGCCCACCTGCAGAGAGAGATTTTTTTAAACGAGAATCCATGATTAGCTCCTGTTCTGTCGTGCTTCAATTGCGTAGCGTTTGATCATCCGGGCGCGCTTTTCAGGATCGTCCCAGAATCCGGCTTCTTTCATCGCTTGAACCTGCTCCCTACTAAGAACGAGCTGGTTCGCTTTCGGACTACTAGATGCCTCACGCCCCGAACTGGTTACAACACTCTTCGGAGGCTTCCTCACTGGCGGTTTCTCGCTAGTGAAATCAGTATAGCGGTTGGGTAATACTTTTGACAAGCGATTGTCAAGCTCTTCCCAATATTCTGGCGTCTTGGGATCCCAGCCCTCGTCAGCCAAAGCTTGGTCTACCGTCAATGCAATCTTTGAGTCCATGTCTTGCCCTTGAGGGTTGTACCAAGGATTAGCCTCCATCCATGACGAGGCGTAACGCTGAAGCAACGGATCTTGCTGGATCGTCTGAGGACGGTCAGGCTGCACCATACGCTTCTTCATTGCGTCTAAGGCTTCAACCTCACGACGCGCTTCAAACCACATTTCTTGCGCTTGAGTAAGAAGCTCACCGTTCATTGACTCAGTGGCCTCTTGCATCTTGCGTTTCGCAAAGTCAACACGGAGCTGCTGGTCTTCAATCGCCTTGTCTACCCGAGCCAACTCACTGCTTTGCGTTTTCTTTTCGATAACAGACAAACGCTCTAGCAGTTCTTGGTTCTGGCGTTGCAAGTTTTGCAAGCGAATATCCTTTTCCGTCTGTACTTGACGGTGGTATTCCTTGCGAGCTTTACGCTTGGCTCGTTTAGCAGCCCGGATAGCGTCTTGCTCGGGGTCTACGGAGCCATTAGCGGCGATCTCAGCCGCTTCTGCAGCCGCGTCAGCTGCATCCTCATCCTCGTGTGCTGCAGGCTCTGGAGCCGCTTCTACGGGCTCTGGTGCCAAATCTGCAGGCAGGCTGACTAATGCAGTCCCGTCCTGCTCCTCAGACACAAACAAGTCTTGAGTCTTGTTGTCAATCTGATCACTCATACAAAGGCCCTCATGGTCAGCGGATCGCAAGTTACCTTGGCGATCACTTCGTGGTCATTGAAGACGGCAAACAGCGCCGGATCTTCGTCGGGTTGGTCAGGAACAGATACTTCCCAACGGTCGCCGCCCCACTTCGGGACGCGAATGTAGTCCCCTACCTCGCACCATGAGCCTTCAGGCCAAGACTCCATTGTGTCGCGCTTCTTAAACGCCAATGGGCCAACAGCAATTACCTTCGCAACCATGTTCTGCCACTTCTCAGTCTCTTTCGTTTCTTCAACGAGAATGATTCCAGCAGTTGTCGTCTTCTTCTTAGCACGACGTAGTTGCACAAGAATTCTTGCGCCAAGAGGTTGTGCGCCGGGGTCTACCGTGGGAAATGCCCACGCTATTTCAGCTTCGCTAGAAGCTACCGGCAGTTCATTCATGTTCATTCGGTTCCTCTAAAAGTTTGTTAAGGATGTCTAATGCTTCACCGAGCCCAAGATAATTCCCCACTAGCCGGTGGTAACTCTCGATGTTCATCGCGTTACCCTCAGCTAATGCAGTCGCTATCTCTGCCCGACGCGCTTTTACAACGCTTATGAAGTCGCTCGCGTATCTCATGCGTTTCGCTTGTCTACACCTTTGCCACCACTAAAGTTGCCGTGGTCGCTATTCGCTTTCGGCAGGGTCGCAGAACCCTGTTCTTTCATCTGCTCGCCATTCACCCATGCGCCTGCAGCCATGCGCTGGTGCTGCTTGACCTGCTCGGTCTGCTGCTCTTTGTCGTAATCAGCCATTACAGTCTCCCTAAGTTACGTTGCGCTGCCTGTTGCAGCTTTTCAGCGGTTCTCTGCTGTTCTGCCTGAAGTCGAAGCTCATCTACCGTCAGATCAGCCTCCTTCATCCTTTCCTTCGTCAGGTTGTTCTCTGCGTTCATAGCAACCTCAACCTGCAGTTTGTCAGTCTCCATCTTCATGTCAGCCTGATCCCTCATAGCCCGACGCTGCGTCTCAGCCATCGAAGCCTGCAGAACAGCCGCCGCCTCAGGGTCACGCATAGCAGCAGCCTGTAGATTCGTCTGGGCAGATTGCATCTGGGCAAATTGCTGGCTCAACTGCTGCAGGATCGGCATTACCTGAGCAAACACCTGCTGGGCATCCATCTTCACGTGAGCTGTAGCCACGGCAACCGTCTGGTCAATAGCCTTCGACATCTTCAGCTCGCCGTATTTCTGCAGGTCAATGCCCGTCTCACCCACAGCGTACTGAGTCACTTGGTTCTGATACCACAGCAGGATGTGCTGCTTTACGTGCTCAATGGTCTGTGGGATGCAGGCTCCAGCCATGATTGGGCTACCACCCAGCACTGGGTCAGTCGCAAAGTCCAAATGACTCTGGATATGCGCCAGATGATCCTGATTTGGGTAGGCAAACGCTGGTTTACCCAAGGCCATCGCTGCATTCTCGTCAGCCGCATTCATCTCCACCGGCTTGATAGCGTTAGGCATCAACTCATTAACGTTCGGCACCTTCATCTGCTTCAGAGCCCGGGACACGACAGCCCTCGGGTCAAACAGGCTGGGGTACTTGTCCATGTACGCAATCACGGCTTGAGTCTGCGCCATGCGTTGCGTTTCGCTAAAGATGTGTGGGTCAGAGACAGGGATGACGTCTGAGTTCTTCTCAAAGTCGTCGCGCTCGATCGGCAGGTCAGCCACCACATCAGACTTCAGCTGGTCATCCAGATACCAGCGGTTGATGCGCCCCAGAACCTGCAAAAGCCGCTTCTGAGACGTATGCAGACGGGCGTGGATAGCAGAGAACACTGCAGCGCCCTGCTCAATCAGCGCCTGCGTAGTGCCTACAGGAGCCTGAGAGTTGATGTCTGCAATCTTCTCTTCAGAAGTCGTAACAACGCCCTTGGCAGCCGTCTGCAGGAAGCCCAGAAGCTGGAACAGCACAGGGCTTGGCGGATTGAACGGCATGGGCATCGCCACCTTACGGATGTCGTCAATACCGGGAGCCGCTTCAATTTCAACCACCTGCGTCACATCTACCTGATCACTCTGACCAGAGAGCTTGCCGCCCTTAAGTTTCAGCAGGGTTGCAGCATTGTTGATGTGAGCAGAGTCCAGCAAAGCACGGAGAGCACCCGTCAGAGCACCAGCCAAGTCACCCATCAGATGAGGTAGGCCAATGGCGTAGGCACCACGCCACGGGATGAACTTGAACTCAATCAGCCAATCCAGCTTAGTCAGCGTCTCGTCGCCCTCTTCCCAGTTGCGATACAGGCCTAGAACCTTGTTGTCCAGCTCGTCAATCATCAGGATGTACGGAGCCATCTCGCCTTCAGTGCGACCGTCTTCCTTTAGCTCCATCCAGCAGTAGACATGGTAGACAGTCCTCAGGCCATCAATGTTCTCGCTGATGGATACGCCTTCAATCTTGTCGTTGGCCTTCTCTGCCTCAGTCTCACTGGGCGTCATCGAGGCACGGATAAAGTTGACGTCGCGGTACAAACCAGAACCAATACGCGCCTCAAACTCGTACTGGGAGATGTTGTGCTCCTCAGTCACGCGCTGGGCTGTGTAGAAGTTCACTGACGAGGCAGGCAGGTGGATCTTGTCTACAGGGACGAACTCAGCACAGGGGCGCTTCTTCTTCTCGTCAAACCACAACTTCATGTACTGCGAGCCACCCATTGGCAGCTGGGTCAGCATCTGCTCCTGCTCGTCACGGAACTCCTCAATCTGCTCCGTCAGCTGCCAGTTCATGTAGTCACGCTTGCGCTCAGCCCTCTCAGTCTTCTCAGGCGTTACATCCCCAAGAATCTTGGTGCGGGTCGGGCCGTCAGGTGGGAACATCTCCTTGATCGCACGGGCAGCAAAGTCCACGCAAGCCTCAGCCAGCACAGGATGCGCAACCTTTGAGGCACCAGTGAACGTAGCACCCCCCGGGGCATCCTCACCCAGACCAGAGCGCTT